GTAACAGAAATAAGCCAGGTGGGATGAGTGCTAAGAAAGGCATGAAAAACGAACCCGGTCATGGCGCCGAGAAAAAAGGTAAGCCAGAAGCAGCAACTGATAAGAAATCAAGTATTGGTAGCTGAGTTAGGAACAACTAGATGAATAACTTACGAGAGCACCTGACATTCGACCAAGCAAAAATAGTAGTCGAAAACGCTAACGAAGGCAAAGATCTTTATATGAAAGGTATTTGCATACAAGGCGGAGTACGCAACGCTAATCAGCGAGTGTATCCTGTAAATGAAATTGGCAGGGCTGTCAAAACTCTCAATGATCAGATAACTGGAGGATATAGTGTTCTCGGAGAAGTTGATCATCCAGAAGGACTTAACGTAAACCTAGACCGTGTATCACACATGATTACAGAAATGTGGATGGATGATGCAAACGGTTATGGAAAACTAAAAATATTGCCAACACCGATGGGGCAACTAGTTAAAACAATGCTTGAAAGCGGAGTTAAATTAGGAGTTTCATCACGCGGTAGCGGCAATGTATCAGAGGACGGTGACAACACTGTATCAGATTTTGAAATTATCACCGTGGACGTTGTGGCACAACCCAGCGCCCCCGGTGCATATCCAACACCAATCTACGAGCACCTTATGAATGCCCGTGGCGGATATAAGGCATATGAATTAGCTAAGGCAACTAGAAATGACGATAAGGCACAAAAATATCTAAAGGAATCGTTGATAAACATTATCAACAAACTCCAGTGAAATTAGGAGAACGTAATGATTGATGCACTGAAAACACTCTTTGAAAATGATGTTGTATCAGAAGAGATCAGAGCACAGATTGAAGAAGCTTGGGAAAGCAAAGTAGTAGAAAATCGTCGCGCGGCAACAGCTGAACTACGCGAAGAGTTTGCTCAAAAATACGAGCATGACAAGTCTACTATGGTAGAGGCAATTGATACTCTACTGTCCGAGCGTCTTGCAGAAGAAATTACAGAATTTGCAGAAGACCGCAAGCAACTCGCAGAAGCAAAAGCAAAATATGCTATTGCTATGCGTGAAAATGCGGATTTGATGAAAAATTTCGTAGTTGATACACTTCAGCAAGAGATCAAAGAACTACACGCTGACAAAGCACATATGGCAACTAAGTTTGCCAAGCTTGAAGAGTTTGTAGTTGAGGCTCTATCTTCCGAAATCGCAGAATTTTATGAAGACAAGAAGGACTTAGCTGAGACAAAAGTACGTTTAGTACGCGAAGCTAAGGAACATTTTAGTAAGGTTAAGGCTAGCTTTATTGAAAGAAGTGCTAGTGCAGTATCTGAAATGGTTGCAGAAACTCTAAATAAAGAGATTTCTTCACTCAAAGAAGATATTAACACAGCACGTAGAAATGATTTTGGTCGTAAAATATTCGAAGCGTTTGCAGCAGAGTATGGCACTAGTTATCTAAACGAAAAGTCAGAGACTGCTAAACTTTTACAAGTTGTTAATACAAAAAACAAGCAACTTGCAGAAGCAAAAGAAACAGCTAAGAAAGCGATTAAAATTGCAGAAGCATCAGACGTTGAGAAAAAACGTCTTGAAGAGTCTGCAAAAAGAGAAAAAATTATGAACGAATTGGTTTCGCCATTAGGCAAAGACCAACGCGAAATCATGACAGACTTACTGGAATCAGTTCAAACTGAACGTTTACAAAAACAGTTTAACAAGTATCTACCGGCAGTAATTGACGGTAAAGGTCCAGCAAAGCAGAAGGCAGTATTAGCAGAGGCAAAAGAAGTAACAGGCAACCGTGACGAGACGTCACAAACTAACGTTAGTTCACAAGCAGACGATAAGAATGTAGTTGACATTCGTCGTTTAGCTGGATTATAAAAGGAGAAATCAATGTCAGAACTACTAGAAAGTCGCTGGCAGGACACGAAAACAGCACTTCTTGAAGGCCTTCAAGGCAACAAAAAGTCGGTTATGGCTGCAACTTTGGAAAATACACGCAAGTATTTGTCAGAGACAGCTACAGCTGGTGCTACTTCTGCCGGTAATGTTGCAACTCTTAACAGAGTCATTTTACCAGTTATTAGACGTGTAATGCCAACAGTAATTGCAAACGAAATTGTTGGTGTACAACCAATGACTGGTCCCGTTGGACAGATCCATACTTTACGTGTTCGTTATTCAAACACAGTAGGTGCGGGTGCGTCCGGTGCTGTCGCAGGTGAAGAGGCTCTAAGCCCTTTCAAAATTGCGGAAGCATATTCAGGTAATGCTACATCAGGTAAAGCTGATAACACGGCAGCACTTGAAGGCGAGGAAGGTAACCAACTCAGCATCCAGATTTTAAAGCAGACAGTTGAAGCTAAGACACGTAAGTTGTCAGCTCGCTGGACGTTTGAATCAGCACAGGATGCACAATCAATGCATGGTATCGATGTAGAAGCAGAAATTATGGCTGCTTTAGCACAAGAAATCACTGCTGAGATTGATCAAGAGGTAATTGCATCTCTTAACACACTCGCAGGCGGCGTAGTTGAAACTTATGATCAATCATCTGTTTCAGGTACAGCTACTTTCGTAGGTGATGAGCATGCTGCTCTTGCAGTGCAAATTAACCGTGCATCGAACCTTATTGCACAGCGCACACGTAGAGGTGCAGGTAACTGGGCTGTTGTATCGCCATTCGCGTTAACAATCCTACAATCTGCTACAACTTCAGCGTTTGCACGTACAACTGAAGGTTCATTCGAAGCACCAACTAACACTAAAATGGTTGGTACATTGAATAATGCAATGAAAGTATATGTTAACACATATGCAGCAGACGATGCCAACGTTCTTATTGGTTATAAGGGTTCAAGTGAGTCGGACGCAGCAGCGTTCTACTGCCCATATATTCCATTAATGAGCTCAGGTGTTGTACTAGATCCAGGCACTTTTGAGCCAACAGTATCATTCATGACACGTTATGGATATGTTGAGCTTAATAACACTGCTTCGTCTCTAGGTAATGCAGCAGACTACTTAGCAGCAGTTGGTATTACTGATACGTCAGTAAACTTCAGCTAAGTTTTTACTTTATAGTAAAATTAAAATAGGCCCTTCGGGGCCTATTTTTTTGACTTACTAATAAATATAGTTGTGGTATACACAACTACGTACATCCACAAGGGCAATCCATGATAGAAATAGCAGCTGCAGTGAGCATAGCCTCGTCTGCTTTTAACGGTATCAAAAAAGCTATGGATACAGGGCGGGAAGCACAAGACTTAGCACAAACGTTTGGCAAATTTTTTGATGCAAAAGATCAAATAATAAAAGCTAGCCAAGATAGTCAAAATCAACCAGTAGTAAACAAACTGTTTAACGGAACTAGTGTAGAATCACAAGCATTAGAAGTAACAGCAGCTAAACATAAAATTGCACAACTTGAAAAAGATTTAAGAGAATACTTAGTTTGGTCAGGGCAGAGTGCATTTTATAATGACATGATGACAGAACGTAGACGAATACATTCTCGAAATGTTGCATTAGCTAAAAAAGCAGCTGAAGACAGGAAGTTTATGATCGACTTGTGTACTATTGGAGTTGCTTCGGTAGCAGCATTGGCATCAATTTATGTTATACTTTCTATCTTAATAGACAAATAAGATAAATATTAGAGTAGAGCGTGAGGGCGCCTATACTATCATATAAGAAAGGGCAAGTATGATAGATCCAGTCTCAGCCATTGGAATGGCAGCAGCCGCATATCGCGGAATTAAGTCAGCAATAGACACAGGGAAAGAACTGCACGATATGGCAGGCACACTCTCTCAATGGTCAACTGCAATGTCAGACTTAGATTTTTCACATAAGCAAGCACAAAATCCACCAATGTTTAAAAAACTATTTGGAGCAAGTCAAATAGAACAAAACGCTCTAGAAATTTGGGGACATAAACAAAAAGCAAAAGAAATGCGTGAAGAAATGAAAACGCACATTAGCTTTTACTATGGACAAGTGCTTG